TCAAATAACTATGCATTGGGGCATGGATGGGGCAAAGTCCGATAATTTCTGGTTCAACATAGCAATCTGATCGCTGTTACTGTCGGCCATCCAGGCGCCGTAGACATTGAAAACCATTTGGGCGCTTGTGTGCCCCATCTGGCTCGCAATGAAGCTGGGGTTGGCCCCGGCTGACAGTGACCAGCAGGCATAAGTGTGTCTGGACTGATATGCTTTGCGATGCCTTAAACCAGCTCGTTTCAGCGCCGCCTCCCATGAGTCACCAATTGAATCAACCTTGTAATGATAACCAACGTTACTGCTTTTTCTGACCAGCTGAGGATTGAACACAAATGTACAGTCATGAATAGCCGTTCGGCCATACTCCCGTAGTTGTACCTCAATCTGATACTGCTTTCCCAGTCTGGTCATTTCCGCCCGGTTCCTCAAAGCGTCAATGGCTGGTTTGATCAGATGCACGACCCTGTCGGTGCCGGCTTCGGTTTTTTGGTGGAGTGAAATCACCGAGTTTCGTATAATTTCGGCGTATGGTCATCGTTCCAGCTTTCAGATCTATGTCTTCCCATGCAAGGGAGACCAACTCACCGTGGCGTAATCCTGTGTAAACCGCAACGGACCACAGGTTTTTCGTTTGCTGATGCGGGCAGGCATCTATGAAACGAATAAATTCGTCACGAGTGAGTGGATCAGGTTCTATCCTGGCCCTTTTAAGCGGCCTGATTCCGTTAAATGGGTTTTCCCGGATATAACCATTATCAGCGGCAAACTGAAACATGCCCGCCATGGTGGTCATGTAATAGTTTGCCGTCGCCACACTCAAGCCGTTCTTCACCGATCCCGCCGACAACATATCTTTCCTGACATACAACAGATCTTCCCTGTTCACGGATGAAGCAAGCTTGTTTCCACCAATCCTCAGCAGCATATTCCTTACAACCGATTCATATCGGTCCAGAGCATTAGCGCAGATCTCCAGCCGTTTCAGCTCCAGCCATTTTTCAGACAGAAATTTCACGGTGATATCTTTCTTGCAGATGCCGAAAGTTTTCAGGTTTGGCGAATTGGGGAATTGCGCCGCATAGTCAAAGGTCCCCATGCGGATAGCGAAACAAACTGAAGTTCGCAGTTCCCCGGCCACCTTCCTGTTTTTTAGCGGTGTCAGGGACACCGAGATTTTCCCTGACACGCTTACCTTTAAAATGAACCATATGCGGAGTGATTTTCCGTGATTCTCAACGCCCGTTGGGTATGATTCTTTACTCATTGTTCCCTCCCGACGTCCGGGAGCGGTGTAAGCTTACCTTTTTCATACCGCCCGATCACCCAATGGTTGCTTTTGGGCCTGAATCCATGCGTCTACCGCTTTGCGGTTGTACATGCATTCGCTGGTTGGCTTTGGCTCTCCTTCAGGGGAAACGTGCTTATACTCCCGGCCAAGCAGCCGGGATGATTTACGGGCCCGTGTAATAGTGCCGCGCTTCATCCCGGTGACCGCCATCAGCAAGTCCTCTGAAACCCATTCGTTTGGCTCGATCTGGATTATTGTCTGCATGCATCACCTCTGCTGCACTCTTTATCTGATATAGAATTCCCAGCCGCTGGCGACGGCGTTCATAACCTTAATCGCCATTTCAGCCGTTTCCCTGCTGTCGTAACACTGGAAATAAACCACTTCTCCAGTGCGTTTAAGTTTCATCATTACCCACATACATCACCTCAGGTGCTTACCACGTTCTTCAAACTCTTCTTGGCAATCAGCGCAGCGCTGACAGCCCGCCACCAGTTCCCGGCGCCGCTCGGGTATCTCTTCCCAGCAGTCTCGTCAGTGAGTAGCCGAAACTGCGTGATGATTGATGCACATGTTCTGGATGGTCATTTCCAGCCGGCGCTCTGCCAGCTCGTTGGCCTGATCGATGATTTCTGCGCTCATGCTGCACCGCCTTCAACGCGCTTGAACTCGATAACCCAAACCCAGGGATTAGCATTCCAGTTATCCTGCCCGTAAATCGATTGCCACAGGTAGGCAAAAGCATCGGTAGCATCAGGCTCTGGGTTGGCGCATCCGCATGGCTCAGGTTCCCCGCAATTAAGACAGCCACCGTCAATAATGCCTTCTGCTCGCGCATCCTCTTCGCTGATAGCGTTCAGCCTCTCAACCCGTACATCGGTGATTTCCAGCAGAATGCGGCTGGCCCAGCGCGGCATGTGGATGGATGGTCGCCAGCAGCAATGCAGTTCATCATCTGCATCGTAAAACTCTGGCGCTGGCACTCCATCAGCCTTGTAAACGCAGAATTCGGGCTTCTCAAACGGAGTGGGGTCTTTGCAATAGCTATCCATTAGGTCGTAGTCGAACAGTGGCCCCTGAAACGTCTCGCGCACCCAGATGCGGTCGCCGACGGCGCCGAACGGGCATGGGTGCCAGAAGTCGCAAGCATGCTCTGCGTCTTCGCTCCACGGCCATTTGCTACCGTCTTCTCGCTCACCAATTTCAGTGAACCGAGTCTGTTTACATTTGATAGGCCGCCGGGTCTGCGTCTTCCTGCCGCTCAGCAGCGCCCGCACCATCTCCCCGTTAAAAAATCATTCCGCGTTCAGTCATTCCAGGCCTCCAGTTCGTTTTCGATCTCTTCGTCGATTTCGTCGTTGGTAGCGTCTTCGTCTAGGTAGTCGCGAGCTTCTTTGAGATATTTTTCCCGGCGTAAGCGATACCAGAGAGAAAACTCATAACTCCAGCTATTCGGCGCGCCGTCATAGTCAACCTTGGCGTTACGTTCAGCCATGCTCTCGACCATGCTGTATGCTGTGGTGAGCGCTGCTTCGCGGATATACCCGCGAAGGTCGCTTTTGCGCCAGTAGGGGTTATGCTTTGAGTCGCAGACAGATTTAAATTTCACTTCCCAGCGACGGATACAACGCGCGTTTAATGATTTGCTCATCGTGATGCCTCCGCTTTAAGCGCTTTATACGCACGCAGTACGTGAGAGGTTTTACCGGTAATAACCGTTTTTAAAACAAAGAAACCGCTACGCTTAGCACGAACGGAAGGGGCAAGAAATAGCGCCGTATCAACAGCGCGGTTGTGAAGGCGAAATTCAAAAAACCGTGCTGGTAATCGTAGTGATGGCATTGAATCCATCATCATAAAATTCTATTTTCATGATTTTTATTTCCTGTCTTTGAGTTGATTGTATTTTTCATGACTCATAACTTCCCAGCATGTTCCGTTATTGCGGGATAATAAGCGCCATTTTCTGCCAATCTTTAAACTTAAATTCCCGCATTTGATTCGGCATGGCTTTATATCCCCTTGCTGTACAAGCTCAGAACATGCGATGCCTTTTCATTTACATGCGATGGAATACGGTTGGATGTGATTATCATCCGTCACCTACCAGCGCTTGTGGGCAAGGTGTCCTGGGCGTGACGGCAAGGTTTTACGAAACGAGGAGGCGGCAGCGGAGAGGGCGATTTTCTGCTTTTCTTTCTCATTGCATACCGGACAGAAATAAAAGTCTCTCCGATAAGCACCCCTGCCAGATGGACGATATTGCAGCTCATCGCGAGCAAAAGAACCGCCGCAACCATGACAGTGCAACTTTAATTCTTCCATATATCTATCTCCGGTTAAATTTAATGTGTGTTTATACCTGCCAGTTAAGGCATTAAAGAAAAAGTGCTGGTATTAGTAAGAAACTTCTGTGTTTATTTTGTAACGTGCATTGCCAGAATCTGCGTTAACAGAAATCAAATCGCCATACATGTCATAATTCAAAATAACGTCATTGAATTTCAGGGTTGAGAGATTCTTCGCGACCGCAAAACATAAAATCTTCTGCGTGCTTAGCTTCCTCATAAATATCTTTCATTGAGGAAAAAGCCTCTGACCACATTTCACTATTACCAATAAATTGCGCAATAGCCAGCTTGCTTTGTGCCGCTTTAAAAGCCGGGTTGCCATGCAGTAAATTAGCCATTGAGTACCCCCCGCAGCGTGCAGAATTTTGATAACCACCGCTGTCCAGATAACGCCGCAGATCAGCAGGCAGTAAATCAGTGAACGAATGCCATTTTTTGCTCATGAGGCACCCCAGCAAAATTCAAAGCTAACCCATGCGACTGCAACCACAAGCAGAGCAACCTTTATGCAGAACCGGTGCCATGCAGGAACTTCATGTTCGCGGATCATTTGCTACCCTCACTGTCATGTGAATTTGAGTACCAACAGACCTTGCAATGCAGTGCCGGGTGCCTCCCGGTGATACCAGCCAGTTAACAACTGGTATCGGCAGCTTTCTTTCCACCCCACTTCGGGAAACAAGTGGTACTGCTTTAACTGAACCGCGTGCGCATAGCCGCATTCACTGCATTGCAAGGTCTGTTGCAAAGGTGGCCAACCTGAAAAATCAGATGGCCGTGAGTTTTAGGTAGCGCTGTTTTGTGTCAATGCAGCCAGTTGACAGGGTACGGCCATGGGTAAGGCGAACTTCTTTTTTGCGCATTGCGTGCAACGCGGGTACGACCGAAGTAAACGGGATTGCCGGATTTCCGAACGGTGACCTTCAAGAGTCTTATCTTGCTCATACTTACCTCGTTTAGTTGACCCTTATCGCCGGGTAGCGGAACGTTTTCTGCTTATCAACCACTGTGCGGTGATTGGTGTTGCTTGGATGGCTTAAATTTACAGATAAAACTGTATTACCGTCAACAGACAAAACTGTATTATTTCTGTCTTGTTACATATCTATCTGTAAATATGGGGATTTATTTTTGATGGGCACAAAAAAACCGGCTTGCGCCGGTTTGTGTTGAGCGGGGAGGGGTTAGCGTTTCCTGCGGTAGATTCTGTGCTCGATCATGACACCGATGATTTCTACTGGCTGGGTATCGCAGTTTATAACTGGATAGTCATCGTTTAATGGTACCAGCTCGAAATGCTGAACCCCTTGCATATCTGTATAGGTTGGCCTGTATTTTTTGAACGTGGCTTCTTGGCCGCCATTTTTTTGCAACAACAAACTCACCTGGAGAGGGCTCTAGTTCAGGATCAACGATAATCACATCACCAGCTTTAAAATCTGGCTCCATTGAATCGCCCTCAATGCGTAAAGCAAAGCTATGCACTGAAAGGTCTAAATCTGTGAGTATGTATTCAAAATCACCATCAAACGCTTCTATAGATTTTTTTCTCCGCAAGGGCGCCAGCCTGCACGTAGCTGATGAGAGGTACGCGTCGCGAATTCATCTCTCCTATCGGCATGAATGCGCCACCATTCATTAACCACGACGGATCGCAATTTAACGCTTTTGCAATACCTACAATATTTCTTGGTTTTAGTGTCTTGCCATCTTCAATGCTCTGCCAGGACTGTTGGCGAATACCCGCTCTTTCAGCGGCTTCCGTTTGCGTGAGCCCAAGCTCCATTCTTTTTGTTGTTTTACGCGATCTGCAAGGCTCATGGCTCCTCCTTTGAATTCCCCTGATGTTCACAGTTAAAACTGTAATTGACAAACAGAAATAACTGTTGTTGAATACAGATAAAACTGTGGAGGGCATATGGAAACAATTTCTCAACGCCTCAAGAAAAAACGCGAAGAGTTGAATCTGTCACAAGACCAACTGGCAAAGCTCGCTGGTATGAGGCAGCAATCTATTCAAGCCATTGAGGCCGGTTCTACTAAGCGTCCGCGCTACTTGGTTGAGTTGGCGCGCGCGCTTAAATGCAAACCTGAATGGCTTCTTTTGGCGACGACCAAAACAAATCACCAGCCGCCTAATGAGTGGCCTTTTAATCAACACCAGAGGAAGTATCACAAATGGAGAACGCAATAGCCCGAAAGTTAGAGCCGCCGGTCCTCAACCCAATTGAGATAGAGGGCATTTTGTTAAACCGCCTTTTGTCCATTAGCCAGAAGACTTTTGCAGAAATGCGAGGGGTCAGCGAATCAACGATTAGTCGCCGTAAGAGCGAAGGGTACTACGCAGAGATGGCGAAAGAGATAGCAGCATTGGGCCTGCAGGTTGTTCCGCCAGAGGCGGTGGTAGTTTCCGCCACTACTTGCAGTCAGTAGAAACGCTGGCGGATATCGGTTTGCGTGCGGAGCGGTGCCGCCCTGGTCCGCTTGGGTGGGACTGATGAAAGGTAAAAGGCGAAAGCCGCGGTGCTGTAACACCAACGGCTTTCTGGTGCAAAACGAAGAGGTAATTGCGAGGTAATTATGCCTGACCACAAACAAAATCAAATACACCCCGATGCTCTGCATACCGCAGGGCTAATCAATCCGTTGCTGTTAAAGCGCCGTAACTCCACTAACTCTGGAGGTGACTATGTGTAACCACTCTGCTGCTGAACTGATTGCGCGTCTGAAACGTGCTTATCCGGCGTATGAGCCGTCCGAAATGGGTAATGCCTGTGATGGTATCCCCAAGGCCGGATCTCGCTTCCAGCACAGGCACAAGAGCCACATGGTGACGGTAATTACTGCAACTGAGAAAGATGTGTCCTATCGCAAAGCCTGCGGGAAAGTTGGCTGGATGGGGTTACGTGAGTTTTTACGGCTACACAATGAGGTTTTGGTATGAGCAATCAGGTCTTTGAAATTGTTCAGGCCATGTCAGGGCAGGGGAACTGCATAACGATTCCCGGCCCGTATCTGGATTTCTTTGCAGGAGACAGGCAGCAGCATTTGCTGGCAGCGATTCTCAATCAGCTGGTGTTCTGGTCGGGTAAGTCGAGTCTGGATGATGGCTGGTTTTACAAGGAGCATGCGGCGCTCGCGAAAGAGGTTCGTGTTCTTGAAGGTGATGTTGTTAGAAGGGCTATCTACAAAATCACTGAGCAATATTTGCCCGGTGTTATTCAGGAAGATACCCGTCAGGTGAACGGTACACCGAAGAAGCACTACCGCATCGATCAGGAAGAACTGATGCACAAGATTTTCCCGGCAATACTGGATTCGGCACAAACGCCGAATCGGAATAAGTCATTGAAAGAATTGGAAACGGCACAAGCGCCGAATGCAAACGGCACAAACGCCGAATGCATTCGGCATAAACGCCATATCCAGGATTCGGCACAAACGCCGAATGGAAACGGCACAAACGCCGAATCCTATCTCTATACAGATCTTAAAAAATACAGATCTTAAAACAGATCTTAAAAACCACTCGGGAGAGATTTCTCCTGTGGATAACTTTTCTGAATCGACTCAGAAAACCGCCATCCCGGAAGCAGTCATTCCTGACGCTACCGAAGCCAGTAACCTGGCTACCGATGATGATTTCGACCTCGCTACGTGGTTCTGGTCGACCATCATCGAGCTGTACGAACGCGCAGCAGAGTTCGACGGCACTCTGGCAAAACCGAGAGAGCCGAACTTTGCAGCCTGGGCGCAAGAAATTTGCATGCTGCGCCAGGAGCACGGCTGCAGTCATGACCAAATCCGCATCATGATTGAGCGCATTCAGCGCGATCAGTTCTGGTGCTCCCGAGTTCAATCCGTGAAAACCCTACGCAGCAAATGGCAGGAGCTGGCGCTGAAGTTATGCCCGGCGAACCGGCAACCGGCAGCTCGTTCGGTGTGAGCAGCAAACTGGATACCGACATCCCGAAAGGTTTCCGGGGCTAACAAATTTAACCGTGAGGATATCTCTGATGGAAAAAATTACTGACGTGCTGAAAGAGCTGGAGAAAGTCACCTGCCGTGAGCTGGCTGTCTATTTCGACCTGACAGCACCTGAAATGCTGGCCCGCCTGATGGTGCTGGAGCGCGAAGGCAAAGCGCAAAACCTGAATGGCTACTGGATGCCGGGTGGAAGCACCGAGCCCGTAGCGGTAACCAGCAAACTCTCAGCGCTGGATATCAAGTTGCTCCAGTCGGTGCCGGTTGGCGTCTGGTTTGAGTGGCAGTCACTGGCTGGTTTCGTTGATCGCCCTCGCTACCGCTGCGAGCGTCTGGTGGCCGCCGGGTTTATGAATTCGAAGGTTACTAATCCCGGCAATCCGCACCACGGCACTAAATTCCTGAAAATCCGCGAGGTGACCCGGTGATGCGAGAGATACCTGATTGCCCGGTCTGTGGTTCAGCTGCGGAGTTTTATTTTCGGGATTACCGGGCTGGCGCCTGTTCCGGGGCCCTGCGATGCCCTTACGGACATCTCCGCGTACAGGATAGCTACTGGGCTGGTGGCAAGAGTAAATCGAAAATCCGGCTGATTGAAAAATGGTCTCAGCAGGTCGAACAGAAAAAAGGTGAAGTGAAAATGGCTAAAAACTCGATCGACGCGTATGGCGCCAGCGGCAAAACCAACGTTCTGATGTTCGAACCGGAAAAGCTGCATCTGGTAACCGACAAAGCTCACCCGCTTTACGATGAGCGTATCCACCTGCCTATCAGCGAGGCAATGGTGCTGAACATCATGGACCAGGCGTTCTTGAGCCGATTATCGTCTGGAAAGACCCCGAAAGCGGGTTGGCCTGTGTGGTGGATGGTCGTCAGCGCGTGCGCCATACCCTGGAGGCTAATAAGCGCCCGGTTAAACAGGGTGAATCTCCATTACTGGTTCCAGCAGTCACTAAACGAGGCTCTGCCATTCGCATGGCGCAAGCGATGGTAAGTGCTAACGAAATCCGCCAGCAGATACACCGCTGGGCCGGGCAAAGAAAATGGCTGATGCGCTTGAGCGTGGGCACGACGAGGACGATTTAGCGCTGATGTTTGGCGTGAGTGTCCAGACAGTACGCGCAACGCTATCCCTGCTGGATGCCACCCAGGCAGTCAAAGACGCTGTAGAGTCCGGCACAGTGACGGTTACTCAGGCGCGTCAACTGGCGTCACTGAAACCCGAAGAACAGCGGACAAAAGTGGCAGAAATCGAGCAGGCGACCGCTGGTAAAACCGGCCACGAAAAAAGCCCGTCGGCAGCGCCAGATTCTCGGTGAAGCAAAACCACGTCTGAAAACCCGTAAAGAAATCACAAAGCCCTCGAAGGTGCCAGCGGTGAATACGCTGATGCACTGCGCTGGGTGCTTGGGGAGGCCAGCCATGACTGATATCACTGAACTGGCGCAGCTGCGCGCTGAGCTTTTAAGTCCTGCAATTGGCAGTAATGCTCATCTGCGAAAAATTGCGTTATCGCTTGTAGAGGCGCTGGAGAAGGCGCAGCAGCGTATCGAGGAACTCGAGTCTGATCTGTCTGAATGGACAGACTGCAAGCACGATGGTGCTACCTACTACGACATGAGCGGCCAAGAGCGCTGCGGAAGATGCGGGGCGGACATATGACCATCACTGAAGGATTCTGCGCGGACCTCTATTGCGACTGTGATGGTTGTCAGTCAGGGAAAATCTATCCGCAGGGGCAGGCTGATTTTATTGGCCGGAATATGACCGACATTTCTCAGCAGGCTCGCAAAGCTGGCTGGCGCATCAGCAAAGACCGTCAGCGCTGCTATGAGCCGGGCCACAAAATTTCACGTGGAGCCAACCAATGACCAGCAAATTTAGCATCGACAACAGAGATCTGCTTCAGAGAATCAGTAGCGGAGAGGCTGTTGTGGGAATTGATTTTGGTAATCTAATCGTCAGGGAGCTAGCTGCATTCAGGCTGGCCGCAATGGACAGCGAGTCTGGGTGTTTGCCTCTCGACTACCTGCAGGGGCACAAAGACGGTCTGGAATGGGCAGCCCAACTGGCAGAAGCCAATCACCCTGAGACCGGAGACTGGCTTTACGATGACCCTATCGAACTGGCAAAAGCTATTCGCAAAGGTCCAGATATGCCGCCAGCGCAGCCAGCGCCGGCAGTGCCGGGTAAATGGATTCCGGTAAGCGAGCGAAAGCCTGATTGCTGGTGTCTCACATGCCGACCCGTGACCTTGAACGATATGCGCTTTGTGGTGTGCCCTGATTGCGGGAATAAGAGATGCCCACGGGCAAATGACCATAGAAATGCCTGCACCGGTAGCAATGAGCCTGGCCGGGAAGGATGTGCGTATCCGGATACCACGCTGGAGCCAAAACCATGACAGAGGGAATGCGACAGCACCGCGCTTTCGTGCTGACTTGTTTGCTGGCAATAGCTAAGCGTAGAACGGCGCAGGAGGTGAAGTGATGGTTTTCGGTGGATACACACTCGATCTAACGTGCGATTGCCCTGACTGCTAATCTTACATGGGCTCACCTGAGTACAGAACAGAAGAAAAAGGGTTTAAGCGGTTGGTAGGAGATAATTTTACCGAGTGCTACAGGGCTGCAAAAAAGCGAGGCTGGAAGTTCAACGCCAATAAAACACACTGTTTAGCACTGGGCACAAGGTGAAGACTGATGCCTAAATCCCCGCATAACGCAAAGCCGCAACCCACCGTTAGGTGGGTTTTTTTGTCGTATGGCCTCAACTGAAGAGCAAAACGTGCTGTCCATGCTAAAAACGAAGCTCTTGCAACCACGTCTAAAACGAAGCCAGAAGCCCTACAGGAGGGGAAGATTTGAGATGCATCCTGGTACACGGTGATTTTTCGTGTTTTTGTGATGTTTCTATGGCGTTTTGAAGTGTATTAGATTCAACCAAAGGTTGAAGGATTGCCCTTGAGGTAATACACTTTGCTAACTTTTAGCATTAGGCTAGTTATGATTTTGTGGCATTTAAGTCGTTAAGAGCGGCAGAGGGAATTAGTATGGCTATCAGTCAAGCGATTGCATTGGCTGCGATAACTCAACAAATGAACAAGGTTCAGGATGCTGTTAATAGTGCATTCAAGCCCTTGATTTCTAATGCCTGCGAAATGCCTGCGAGATTGAATGCGGAAGAGTCTTTGCGCAGGTGTACAGCAGTTGTCGCAAGCATCAAGCTGATAGAAGACATGGCAAAAGAAGGCATGCATCACTTGGCTAATGTGCGCTCGGGGAGATTGATTTAGGGAGCGCGCCTGAAGGGCTCATTGAGACGATGAATGCTTTGGCTGTGGCATGTAAGAATGCTCGCGGTCATGTTGTGGAAATGTTTGCATTTGCTGAAAGCTCTCCTATGTGGAGCGGACATATCAGCATGCTCAGACCTTTAAAGAAAAAAATATGTTAAGGCACTTTCAGCAGCCGAAAACATCGCAAACCAAATGATTACTGAAGTCAAAGAGGCAAAACCAGCGTCCGCCGATGTTGAATCTTTAGATATAGGTCGTGACGACGCGATTTCATTAATTAAAACTTCACACATCATGCTGGGGGCTGATTCTCCAAAGTGGATGTGACATGGTAAGAGTCAGTATTACTAGTGGGTTATACCAGCAATCCGCAGCGCATAGATACGCTAAGATGCTGGCTCAAACTATATCCAATGAAACCCAATACTGGTGTTTTGGTTCACATGGTGGCTTTGAAAGAAGCTACGAAGCTATGGCCGCAAACATCAAGAAGATTCATCTTAAACTTCCGGGCGATAAGCCGTGGCCTCCAGAGTATTCGCTGAGCCAGAGAACCTGCGATAATTATTTGGTTTACGCTAAGCATCTTTATAATGACGAACACTACCAGATAGTAGCCATAATCAGCCCTAACGCACATGATCAGATTGATTCATTGCTGCCATCGATCATTAAGCTTGTAGAGGACACATTCTCTGAGCTTCCTCAAGCTGAACTTGATCAGCTAAAGACATACAATGCCTAACCCGCCATCCGGCGGGTTTTTTGCTACTGTAATCACCAAATCACAGTCCTCACTTCGGCTGGTTTTTTTCTCGCCTATGCTCATTTTGCTTTTATCCCCGTAACGGGCGATAATTACCTCGTCAGCCTGAGCAACTGACGACTTACTTCCGGCGCCAAGTGGGGACACATGGCGCACAAAGTTAAAAAAAACACTCGGATCAAAGATTTGTATGCAATAACGTTGCTGATTTTAATAATTGTGCAAGTTGTTGTAGTGAATGCGGTATTTATCTGTGTGGGGCTTGGGTTTCTGGGGCTATCTGATGAGGTCCTGAAGATTTTCGCTGGATGCTCGATGCCCCATATCTGTGGTCTTGTCTACTGCGTCGTCAATTCTGTTTTCCGAGCAAAAAAATGAAAAGCCTTCTCTTCGGAGAGGGCTTTTTTATTGAGTGAACCTGACCTATAATCTTGATGGGTCTGAACAACCCAGCTTATCGACTGCTGTGCCACGGAGAAAAACCGATGGCGCAGAAGAAACACCCTCAAAAGATTTACCCCTGACACCGGCTATAACTAACGCTGGTGTTTCTGCTTGTCTGTCGTACCAGGGCGGTGCGATATGAGCAAATCCAAAACCAAGGCTGAAAAGCTCCATCTGAGCCGCGTGGCTGCGCTGGGTTGCATCGTATGCCGGAACCTCAATTACGGCGAATCGCCTGCTGAAATCCATCACTGCAGTTCTGGTACTGGCTTGTCTGTCCGCGCTGATAACTTCCATGTCATTCCGCTATGTCATGCGCATCACCGCACCGGTGGCTACGGCGTTGCAATTCATGCTGGCCGTAAGTCATGGGAAGAAAAGTTCGGTACTGAGGCTGAGTTAATGAGTCAGGTACTCCTGGAATTAGGGGAGACCGTGAATGACTAATTTTTACTGTGAAGCCCTTACAGCACTGCGTTCAGCACCCCATCACTATTTGAAAGAGGTCGGCGACCAGTGGCGGACTCCGGATCTGCTGTTCTGGGGTATTAACGCGATGTATGGTCCGCTGATGCTGGACCTGTTCGCAGACGACAGCAATGCAAAATGTCCTGTCTGGTACACCGCAGAAGATAACGCGCTGACACAGGACTGGTCGGAAATGCTTTCCTCAATCGGTGGCGCAGCCTACGGAAACCCACCTTACAGCCGCTCTCAGTACCACGAAAAGCAAGCCATCACTGGCATGACGCACATCATGAATTACGCCGCTGCACAACGCGAGAAGGGCGGTCGCTATGTCTTCCTAGTGAAGTCAGCCACAAGCGAAACGTGGTGGCCGGAAGATGCGGATCACGTCTGTTTTATTCGTGGGCGAATTGGTTTCGATCTGCCCGAGTGGTTTAAGCCAGCTGACGACAAACAAAGGCCGACCAGTGCGTTTTTCGCTGGCGCCATTGTCGTTTTGATAAGTCATGGGCTGGCGAGCGGTTTAGTTACATCAATCGAGCGGAACTCGAAGCTAAGGGCCGCGCATTTATGTCACTGGCGCAGTTTGCTGCTGGCCAGAGCAATACCAAAAATGAGGTGAATGTATGATCAACCCTTCTGAAGTTGGTAAGTCAGGTGAAATGATTCGCCTCCGTACGCTGGAAAGCATCTGGATACAGGAAAGCTGCGCATGTGGGGCCGCTGGTCATACATTGGAGGCGGTAGTGGCGGCAACATGTTTAACCAGCTATTGGCATCCGGGAAGATAACGAAGACTGCTATCAATGACGCACTGCGCCGTATGAAGAAATCGGGTATTACCAAACCTGAACTGGAAGCCTTCTTCAAGGAAATCCTCAGCGGTAAAAAATAAAAGCGGCCCGGCGTTTTGTACTGACGAGGAGGATTGAAAATTGATTCAGTGCTTAGCACCGAGCTTGTGCGCTCCGGGAATAAAGCTCTCTATAAGCTAATCAAGGATCGGTATGTTTATCGCATGAGCAAGAAGGCCATGGCAAAAGAGCTAAACGAAAAGCATCCAGAATGGTGCTTGAGGACTTGCGAGAGCAGGGTTGATGTTTGGCTAAATTTAGCAGAATCGATGCTTTACGCACCAATGTGTGACGCGTTTGGCACAAATGGCGACAGATTTTACTTGAATAGTTGCGCGGAAAGTGCTTGAATTGTGATAGGCTCGGGACGTTAAAGCGAACTGAGCAGCAAGAAAAAATTAAAGGCCCAAGGCTAACCCCTTGGGCTTTGTCATTTCTGCAATCCGGTCAGGGCTCTTGGGTAGAGACGTGCTGCACGACACGTCAAAGCCCTTCCGCGCAGAGCCCTGAACCAGATTGAAGTTACTCAGCAATAAGAAAACTGCATGTCATCATTTGCTTATATCTTATTGACCAGAAAATTAACATGTTGTTAATCTATTCGTGTGGTGAATCCCCTATGCGGAGGGGCGACCAGTCACTTACAGTGATCTGTAAATGCAGCGCGGGCCATGTCGACTGGGACATGCTCACCGGGAGGCACCCGGCACCACGCAATGCCACTAAGCTATTTGGTAGTGGGGTTGTCGTTTCGGCTTCTCCAGCTATGTTTAAAAGGCAGTAACGGAAAAAGCGAGTGCTCGCCCGGTAAATCGGTAGCTCGGACTATTAGGTACGCTTTCGTTTGTTACTACCTAGAATGTCTACTTTCTGCCCGTTCCTCTGAGCGGGCTTTTTTTTCGCCTGATTAAGGCATTGCTACAAACCATAAGACATTTAAGGGCTGCGCTTTAGCGTGGCCTTTTTTTTATTTCAGGGTCGCGGGAATCACCCTCGACGCTTTGTTGGTAAATCAGCCCGACGGCCCTGAATCTTTTACTGACTACAGATAGCACCCCGAACATTATCGGAGGTGAGAGATGCAACGTATGAACCCAACCGATGGTCACAATCTGCCTTACTGGTGGTCAGCCTTGCTTGGTATCTTTTCCGTCCTGAGTCTGCAGGATTATGTCTTCATCATTGGCGCCCTGATCTCTGCCTTCTTCACAATCAAGACTTATTACGCAAAGCGCAAGGAAGAGCGAGAGCGACTTGATGAAGAGAAAAAGCGCACGCAGCTGTTGGCCAGTTATCTGGCTGATGTCTCCACAAAGCCTGGAGGTGACCGTCCGGCTTCAGCCGAAGTGGTTACCGAGGCTTTGAAGCGGATCGCAAGTGATACACAGGGGTGAACATGACGCCATCAATGAGGAATAAACTGATTGGCGTGATCGCCGGCGGCGGTGGCGCCATAGCCATTGCCTCTGCGCTCATCACTGGCCCAACCGGTAACGATGGTCTTGAAGGTGTGCGATACAACCCTTATCAGGATGTGGTAGGCGTCTGGACTGTCTGCTATGGCCATACTGGCAAAGATATCATGCTCGGTAAAACCTACACTGAGGCAGAGTGTCGAGCGCTGCTCAATAAAGACCTGAACACCGTCGCCCGCCAGATTAACCCTTACATCCAGAAGCCGATCCCCGAGACAATGCGCGGGGCTCTGTACTCGTTCGCCTATAACGTCGGCGCCGGAAACTTCCAGACCTCCACGCTGCTGCGCAAAATCAACCAGGGGCGACCAGAAAGGTGCGTGTGACCAGTTGCGCCGCTGGACCTACGCCAAGGGTAAGCAGTGGAAAGGCCTGGTAACTCGCCGCGAGATTGAGCGCGAAGTTTGTCTGTGGAGTCAAAAATGAGCCGGTTAACCGCCATTATCAGCGCCGTTGTGATCTGCCCGGTTGTTTGCCTTGGGTGGCTGGCCAGTCACTACCACAGCAACGCAACCGAGTTCAAAAGGCAGCGGGACAAAGTGACTGAGCAACTCAGCCGGCAAATGACACTATCGCTGACATGCAGACCCGCCAGCGAGACGTCGCTGCGCTCGATGCCAAATACACGAAGGAATTAGCCGATGCAAAAGCTGAAAATGATGCTCTGCAGCGCAGGCTTGATAATGGTGGTCGGGTGCTCGTCAAAGGCAAGTGTCCAGTGTCAGCAGCAACCCAAACCGCCGGCGCCGCCAGCATGGGCGATGATGCCACCGTCGAACTCTCTGCAGTTGCTGGACGAAACGTTCTCGGTATCCGAGCCGGAATCATCAGTGACCAAAAATCCCTGAGTGTCCTGCAGGACTATATCCGCACGCAGTGTCTGAAATAGCAAAGTGGGTTAAAATCATCAGTGGCTAGGGTAGCTCCCGAAAAGCGGCATCGTCACCGCCTGCCACTGATATCCTGACGAGCAACTTAGACGAGGTTGTTATGGAAAACCAAAAGCAAAGAGACATGATTGCAAGCCTGTTTGAAGAGCTTGTTATCGCCAGAGGTCTGATTAAAGAGATTTGCAAGGAGCGTGGTATCCCTGAGCCGAAGGCCTCATTGATGAGGATGGAGAAGGCGATAAGCGAAGCAAAAGAACACATGGCAGAAAATATTTAAATCAGGTCGCCTCGGCGGCCTTTTTTATTGGCATTACAGGAGTCATTCATCGAGTGGCTTCGATAATGTCAAGGCGAGGACAAAATTATGGCAAAACCGGACTGGGAGGCCATCGAATCGGCATACCGGGCCGGAGTCCTTAGTCTCCGTGATATAGGTGATAAATACGGCGTTACTGAAGGGGCTATCAGGAAGAGGGCTAAAAAGTTTGATTGGGTACGCAAGGCCAGTACGCAGGTACGCAAAAATGGTACGCAAAGTGGTACGCAAAGAGTAAGGCGCGTACCAGCGAAAAGCCTGCCAGCTCTGGCCGTACGCAAAAAAGTACGCAACCAAAAGCCGAACCTCCACCAGAAACGAAACCGATACGCGGAGTGCGTACCAATCCTCCAACCAATCCATTTCAGACTGGTAATCAGCACGCCCTGAAGCATGGCGGCTATGGTCGTCGAATGTTGCTTTCTGATGCTACTACTGAAGATGCTCAGATGCTTACACTCGACGATGAGCTTTTCTGGCTGCGTGCGGCAAATCTGACCGCTGCAGAGAATATTGGCCGCTGGAAAGCAGAGCTTGAGACCGCGAATGCCAAGGCGGCTAAAGACATTCACAACTTGATTTCGTCAGCTCAGACAGCCATGCATCGCAATACTGCGCGCATTGAATCTCTGGAGTATACCAAGGTATCAATCATTAAGCAGCGCGCTGACGTTACTTATAGAGAGGCCGCTACTGATAAGGTGTCGCTGGAGGCCGATCGTCTTCGTCGTGATGCAGGTATTGATGATGGCAACGGAGAGCGTGACCTCAATGACTTCTACTCTGACATCCAAACCGACGCTGAATCCGGTCCTGCGTAGCTTCTGGACGACGCAGGCGCGTAACAAAGTGCTTTATGGTGGCCGGTCATCGTCAAAATCGTGGGATGCCGCTGGCATAGCCATATTTCTGTCGAATAAATACAGCCTGCGCTTTTGCTGTGCACGTCAGATCCAGAACAAAATTGAAGAGTCGGTGTATACCCTGCTCAAAATTCAGATTGACCGCTTTGGCCTACGGCATCGTTTCCGCATTCTGAACAACAAAATAATTAACCGGGTGACCGGGTCTGAATTCGTGTTTTATGGGCTTTGGCGGAACATTGAAGAGATTAAGTCTCTGGAAGGTATCAGCGTTCTGTGGCTTGAAGAGGCCCACGCGCTGACGGAGTACCAGTGGAAGATACTGGAGCCTACAATCCGTAAAGAGGGCTCAGAGTGCTGGTTTATCTTTAACCCCGGACTGGTGACTGATTTCGTTTGGCGTAACTTTGTGGTCGACCCGCCAGAAGATACGCTGATACGCAAAATCAACTACGATGAAAATCCCTTTTGTCCGACACCATGCTGAAGGTTATCGAAGCCGCTAAGCGCCGGGATCCGGATGGGTTTAAGCACGTCTACGAAGGCGTGCCAGAGTCGGATGATGATGCGGCCATTATCAAGCTGTCATGGATTGAGGCGGCCGTTGATGCCCACAAAGTCCTGAATTTCGAGCCAAGCGGGCGCAAGCGTATTGGCTTCGACGTCGCCGATAGCGGCGCCGATAAGTGCGCTAACGTCTATCGTCACGGCTCCATCGTGTACTGGGCGGATGAGTGGAAGGCGAAAGAAGACGAATTGCTGAAGAGCTGCCAGCGTACGTATCAGGCGGCACTGGAGCGCGATGCTGATATCGTCTACGACTCAATCGGCGTTGGGGCATCAGCTGGCGCTAAATTCTCAGAAATTAATGAGGATCGTAAGCGCGAAAACATGAACGCATCCCGCATCAACTATCAGCGATTTAATGCAGGCGCTGGTGTGAATGAGCCGGACTACGAATATATTGGCATCCCGAACAAAGATTTTTCGCCAACCTCAAAGCGCAAGCCTGGTGGCTGGTAGCGGATCGTTTCCGTAATACCTTCAACGCGGTTAAGAACGGTGAGCAGTACCCGGTAGATGAGCTGATAAGCATCGACTCATCCTGCCCGCTGCTGGAAAAGCTCAAGCTGGAACTTACCACCCCTCACCGTGATTTTGACAAAACGGTCGCGTGATGGTGGAAAGCAAGAAAGACCTCGCCAAGCGTGACGTACCATCGCCGAACGTGGCCGACGCCTTCATCATGGCGTTTGCTCCAACCGATACGGCAATGGATATCTGGGAAGCGCTGGGAAACAGCTAAATACCTGAAAATAACCGTTTCACGCAAAATTAACGCTATTCATTTTTCGACCCTGTTTATGCATGTTTTATTCACGCGCTTTTAGCCACTTAACCCAGATAAATAAGCCTTTGGCGGACATTTCATCATGGGAGGATCCGGCTGGTGCGGGTAACAGTCATTATGTTAAATCGGGTCATTTTTTAACAAATTATCCTATCCGCCACGAGTACCGAAAAAGCCGGAGAATAGTCACCATGGCGAAGAAAACAGGACGAGTCGCCACGGCGGATTCGTACGATAACTTTGTTGCCCGTGTCGGTATGCAGCAGCCTAACCAGCATGCCGCATCGACCTACAGGGCGAACTATACCAGCCGCAACCGCCTGCTCATCGAGTGGGCTTATCGTTCCTCCCGGATTATTGGTGCCGCAGTCGATTCGAAAGCGGACGATATGACCAAAAAGGGCGTGCGGATGACCAGTGAGATTGAGCCGAAACGTCGTGGCATTCTGGAATCGCGGTTCGATGAGCTTCAGATTTGGGATTGCATCAACGAGACGCTGAAATGGTCCCGGCTGTATGGCGGGGCGGTGGCGCTGATTCTGATTGAAGGTCAGGCACCGCTGACGCCGCTGGTGCTGGATAAGGTTGGCAAGGGTAGCTTTAAAGGTCTGGCTGTACTTGACCGCTGGATGATTAACCCACAGCTCACCGGGCGCATTAAGGCGCTTGGCCCTAATCTCGGCAAGCCTGAATTCTATGAAATCGTGACAACGGCGCAGGGGCTTCCTCCTTGGACTGTTCACCACAGCCGCCTGATCCGCATGGATGGTGTGAAACTGCCGTATCAGCAGAAAATCACCGAAAACGAATGGGGATGTCCATTGTCGAGCGCATCTTCGATCGCCTGACTTCCTACGATAGCACCAGCGTCGGCGCCGCCCAGCTTGCCTACAAGGCACATCTGCGAACGGCAAAGATTAAAAAGCTGCGTGAAATTATCGCCACGGGCGGTAAGGCGTTTGAAGCGCTTATCAAGAATATGGAAATGGTCCGCCAGTACCAGACGAACGAGGGTATGTCCCTGTTTGATTCGGAGGACGAATTTGAAACACATTCCTATTCTTTCGCGGGCCTGTCTGACCTGCTTAGCGAGTTTAAAGAGGATATCGCGGGTGCTGTTGGCATTCCTCTTGTCCGCCTGTTCCGCCAGTCACCGAAGGGTTTTTCAACCGGTGACGCTGACCTCGCTAACTACTACGACGACGTGGGAACGCTTCAGGAGCGAGATTTACGGCCTCACATCCGCCTGTTATTCGATGTACTGCATCGCTCAGAGTTTGGCGAGCCGTTGCCGCAAGATTTCACCTTTGAGTTTAACCCCTGTGGCAGATGAGCGACACCGATCGCTCCACGGTGGCAACCAACACGACTACCGCTCTGGCAACCGCGGTGCGTGATTTGGGAATGTCCCCGGCTGCTGCGCTGACCGATTTGCGCGAGCTGTCTGACGTTACCGGCATCGGTGCTTCAATTAGCGATGAGGATATCCAGAATGCGGCGAAACAGTGGCAGGAGACTGAATCTGAAACCAGCCCTCCGCCGCCGATCGGAGGTCCAGTATCAGAAAAGCCTACTGGCGATAGTCGACCAGATAAATCAAATCGTCACGGGTTCCTACGATGGTTCACAGGCAAGCGCTGAGAGCATTGCTAAATCGCTTGTTGACTACTCCGGGGTGATCGACGACTGGGCCGAAATGGTCGGTCGAAAGATGTTTGCCCGGTGGAGCGTGAAGAGTGGAATCAGTGGCGTTCTGTTTCGGAAGAAATATCCGCTGGTCTGCGTGACGTGATTGGTAACACTCCTGTCGGCATGGTGGCGCAAGATATCGTTTACCGACAGATTCGCTACATGAAGTCTCTGCCATTAGAGGCGGCCGGACGTGTCAGGGAAATTCAGGAGCGTGCGATACAGGCTGTCATCCATGGTGAGCGCCCCGATCAGCTTTACGAGATGATCATGCAATCCGGTGACGTGGCGGCCAGCAGGGCGCGGATGATAGCCCGCACTGAGATAGGGCGTGCAACTGGCGCATTAACTCAGGCTCGGGCGTTATCCGTTGGTTCTGAGGGGTATTGGTGGCGTATTGAAGGTGCAGGCACCAGGCCATCACACCGAAAAATGAAAGATAAGTTTGTGCGCTGGGATAGCCCGCCAACGCTCGATGGCATGACCGGACACGCCGGGTGCCTGCCTAACTGCAAGTGTTGGTCGGAAGTGCAAATACCTGACCCTGTAAAATAACAGGCCGCCAATGAGCGGCCTTTTCAATGCCCGCAATTCAGCAGGTAACCCATGAAATATTTCTTTAAAACCCGCCCGGGTAATACCCGCTTTCAACTTGCTGATGGGTCTGTCCTGTTTAAGGACGTCCCGATCGCAAGGACTGGTGAGCAGGAGTACGACGCCACAGAGCGGCCTGAGCTTGTCCCAAACGACAGAGGGAAGGTCATCGTACGCCGGATGCCAGAAGAGGTGTTCAGCGAGCGAGCCATGGCGTCATTCGAAGGAATGGCAGTCACTATCGGCCATCCGCGAGATTTTGACGGGCAGATCATCTTTGTTACCCCTGATAACTGGCGCCAGCTGGCTCACGGGCACATCCAGAACGTACGACGTGGCACGGACGATAAAATCGATCTGCTGCTGGCTGATGTCATCGTCAAAACCCCGAAGCCCTGCAGGCCATTGATGATGGTGATGACGAGGTCAGCTGCGGGTACGACGCCGATTACGAACAGATTTCACCGGTCTCGCAAAGCAATCTGCGATTACCGCTAACCATCTGGCCCTTGTCCCTAACGGGCGGGCCGGTTTCCGTTGTGCAATAGGGGATTCTATGCCAAGCACTACTAAAAACTGGTTTAACCGGCTCCTGAAGGCCCGTAAAACCGGGGACGCTGCCGAAATGGCAAGTCTCATTGATAACCCGCCTGATGATGTCACGGGCGATAACGATGTATCGACCTCTATGACACCCGGCGGAGTGGTCATCAACCTTGCACCGCAAAATCCGCTTCCCGGCCCGGCATTGCCCGGTACCGGCGATGGTGAGGAAGAAATTCCTGCATGGGGTAAGGCGCTGATTGAGGCGGTGGCCAAACTCACGCCTGCGGCAGCTGCTCCTGGCACCGGCGATGCCGAGGACGAAGAGGAGAAAAAAGGAAGAAGAGGGTAAAGTTACCGGCGACGCCGCTTACCGTGCCGATCTGATTCAGCCAGCATCCAGTTGCCAGAAAAGGCGAAGCCGACAGCATTCAAGCGCCAGGTGCTTGCCTCTGCCGATCAATCTCTGGTGCGCTCTATTGTCGGTGATGCCGATATCAGCAAGCTGAAAAAAGCCACGGTGGATATGGCTTTCACGGCTGTTTCTGAGCTGGCGAAAACCGCAATACCAAAACCGTCGACAGCCTGCAAACGCAGACTGCCACCACTGTTAAAACCATTGCCGGTATGAATCAGGCCGCGCAGGAATTCTGGTCTAAACGAGGCTAACCAATGGGTAATACATTTCTTTACCGGATGCCAGCGGGCATCGCCGGGGCAATTTCTCGTCCGCAGGATCTGACGGTTGAACCTCAACTGCTGGATTCCTCCAACCTTTTCCCCGCTTACGGCCTTGGCGGCAAGATTTCCTCCGGGAAATTTGTGCCAATCGCTGCGAGCGATACAGCGTCGGTGCTGGTGGGCATTTACGTTCGTCCGTATCCGACCGCCAGCCAGCCGGATAAAGTCCAGCAGGTAGGCAGCGGTAAAAACTTCACCGGCGATTGCCCGGTACGTGGTTACGTCACGGTAAACATCGGCGCGGATGCATCCAGCGTTGCGCTGCATGGCCCGGTCTACATGCGAGTGGCCACACCATCCGCCTCAAGCCCCCCTCGGCGCGTTCCTTGCCGCCGCTGATGGCTCGAATACCGTCCAGATCACTAATGCTTACTTCAATGGCCCCGGTGACACCAGCGGCAACATTGAGCTGGCCTTCAATATTTAAGGAAATCGCAAATGCCAATGACATTTGACCGGGGCGACAGTCGACGGCACTGGTGCCTTTCTTGTCCATGAGCTGGAGCGTCTCGATCAGACACTGAATCTGCCGCTGGTGAATTTTACCGGTCGCGCGATATCCAGTTGCGTGAAGACGTGTCTATTGCTGATGAGATCAGCTCGTTCACTAACACCACCTTTGCTGCTGCCGGTACACCGAATGCTAACGGTAAAACTGGCTTAGCAAAATCCCTACCGCGCTGGCTGGCGTTAACGTCGACATCGCAAAAACTGGCTTCCCGCTTACCCTTTGGGGTATGGAGCTGGGATGGACCGTTCCCGAATTGCAGGCAGCTGCGCAGGTTGGTCGCCCGATCGACACGCAGAAGTACGACGGCATGCAGCTGAAGTGGAACATGGACACGGACGAGCAGGTTTATATCGGCGATTCCGGTCTGAACGTTAAAGGACTGCTGAACCTGACGCAGGTAACGCCGACCAACGCCGCGAAGACCTGGGCGACCTCCACCGCTGACGAAATCCGGGCGAGCATTAATGCCGGGTTGAGTGCAGCGTGGGCCAACTCGGCTTACTCCATGGTACCGACGGACCTGCTGATCCCGCCGGAGCAGTTCTCTCTGCTGGCAAGCACCATCGTATCCAGCGCTGGTAACCAGTCCCTGCTGACCTATCTGGAAACCAACACCATCGCATACCACCAGAACGGGCGTCCTCTGAACATCCGTCCGGTGAAATGGGCGAAAGGTCGTGGCGTGTCGAACTCTGATCGCATGATGTTCTACACCAACGACAAGAAATACGTTCGCTTCCCGATGGTTCCGCTGATGAGCGTGCCGATCCAGTATCGCGGCCTGTATCAGCTCGTAACCTATTACGGCAAGCTGGGTGCAGTAGAGCCGGTTTATCCGGAAACTCTGGCCTACGTCGACGGCATCTAACCTGCGGCGGCCCGAAAGGGCCGCTCATGAGGACTTGCAATGAAAAAAGATTTACGTACTCTCCCCGTTTAACTTCAACGACGGCAAAGAGCAAAAGCATTTCCCGGTTGGCTTCCACGACGTCGATGACACGGTTGCTGATCACTGGTTCGTAAAAGCGCACTGTTCACCGGATGGCGAAGCGCCAGCGATTGCAGAAGACCCGCGAATTGCTGAGCTGGAAGCAAAAATCGCCGAGAAAGATGCGCGTATTGCTGAACTCGAAGCGCAATTGCCGGAGACTACCAATAATGGCAAGAAATCAAAGTCTGCCGACGCCTGAGCAGTTCAGGGCAACCTTTCCGCAGTTCGCTGACGAAACAAAGTACCCCACGCCAATGATCCGGGCTCGACTGAATTTTGCTGATGCCCTGCTGAGTGAGTCGCGCTTTGGTGTGGATATCTTTCCCTACATCGTCGGGCTCTATGTTGCGCACTACATGTACCTTTACGCCGCCGATATGCGTGGTGTAGCTGTGGGTACTGCTGGTGGCGTAAATAGCGGCATACAGACCGCGAAATCAGTGGATAAGGTTTCAGCCAGTTATGACGCAAGCGCAACCCTGGACCCTAATGCCGGTTTCTGGAACAACTCCCGTTACGGATCGGAGTTCTGGGAATACCTGATGATGTTTGGTGCCGGAGCGGTTCAACTGGGGACGCCGGAATGAAAAGCGGGCTCACAATTCGGGAAGACAATTACAGTGTCGTTCTGGATGCGCTGAAACAGCTGTCAGGCACTGATGTACTGGTTGGTATCCCGGCAGGTCCTCCGCGCGATGATGCGCCGCTGAGCAACGCTGAGCTGGGGTATCTCCAGTCCACCGGGGCAACCGTAGAGATAGACGGTGAGACCGTTACTCTGCCGCCAAGGCCATTTCTGGACATGGGTATTGAGGATTCCCGGATAAAACGACCGAGCGTTTAAAGCTGGCCGCTCAGTCTGCGCTTGAAGGTAAGGCAGATGTGGCGTCGATGCATCTTGAAGCCGCAGGCCAGATTGCGCGTGATGCCTCAAAGGCTGTCATTGAGGCAGGCGATCGTCTGACCCCACTATCTGAAAAGACCATCAAGAAGCGCAGAGAAATGAAACCGCCTATCCCTGGCGACAAGCCGTTGCGTGCCCGCGGATTCCTTTTCAGAGCGATTCAGTATGTTGTGAGGAAAAAAATAATGCCGTTTCTCGATGTGACTGATGTTCTGCTTGATCCGGACTTTGTCGACCTGTCTCTGGTGTGTTATCGACAGGTGCAGACGGTGGACGAAGATAATTTTCCGACCAATACCGCGCAGGCCATTCCGTTCTCTGGTGTCGTAACCGTCGATCGCTCGCTTGAGGCTAAGCGAATGGCCGCCGGGCAAAACATCAATGGCGCCATCCTCATCGTTACCCAGTTCAGGCTAACTCAGGGATGCCTGCCAGTGACTCAACGCCAGAACTCGACGCTGATATCGTTTTATACAGCGGCAGACGGTACCGCGTGACCTTTGTCGATCCGTACACCCGATACGGTGCCGGGTTCGTGCAGGCACATTGCGAGCTGCTGGAGTTTAACGGAGGGATTCCCGTTGAGTAACGACAGCACAGAGCCTGGGTATCTTACCCCGTTGGGGATGCTCCTGATTACGATAAGGAGCTGGAAAAGCAACTGAGTCGCTGGGTAAGAGGCGTGACGGGGATTGCGGTTAACCTGGTGTTGCCCCGGTTTACCGATCCCCAGTCCAAAATACCACCGAACGGTGAGACGTGGTGCGGGTTTAACTTCTCCACGCTCTTACGCCCCGGCACTCCTGCAAATGTCCGGTAAGCGAAGAGCAGAGCGAACAATGGTCATGGGAGAGCATCCAGTGCTTTTCTGTTTCTATGGCCCCGGCGGTTCCGGAATGGCCACGCGGTTTCGCGACGGAATGTTTGTAGATCAAAACGCAGATACGTTGCGACGAATCTCAGGTTTGTCGCTGGTGAGCGCTGATGATATACGAAACCTCCCCGAATTGATCAACAACCAGTGGGTGCGCCGGTATGACCTTGCCGTGACCCTTTCCCGCAAAAAAACACCCGTACCTACAACGTTAAATCTGTCGTTGACCCTAACGTCACGATAGTTACCGGAGACTAACATGGAAAAGGGCTTCCCCTTAACCGTATCGCTAACGTGACGGTGACGCTTTCTGCTCGGGCCGCGCAGGGGCGCAATTTTGGCTCAATGCTCATCCTGGGCGACTCAACTGTTATTCCGATTTCTGAGCGGCTGCGCCTTTACTCCAGCGCTGATGATATCGGCGATGACTTTGGTGTAGACAGCCGAGTATGCAGCGGCTGTTATCTGGTTCTCCCAGCAACCGCAGCCGACTCTTGTGTATGTCGGTCGCTGGGCGAAAACGCTGTCCACTGGCGAAACAGGCAGCGCAGAAAGCCTCCTGCAGGCGGTTAACGCTTTGCTGGACTGGAATTCATGGTATGGCCTTCATCTTGCCGTGCCGGTAGCTGATTATCCTTCCGACACCGACATTATCAGTGTGGCGGCGGCTATCGAAGCCGCGAGTGTATCCCGCATCTTTGGCGTTACCTCGGCTGATTCAACGATTCTTGACGCGGCTACCACGACGGATCTGGCTTCCAAGCTGAAAGCAGCGAAATACAGCCGTACCTTTATCCAGTACTCGACCAGCAGCCGCTATGCTGCGCTGTCCTCGTTTGCGCGTGCGTTTACTGTTGACTTCACCGGAAGCAACACGACGATCACCCTCAAGTTTAAACAACTGCCGGGCGTTACCTACGAAACCCTGGGCACCTCGCAGGCTAACAACCTGGAAGCGAAGAACTGCAACGTTTACGTGTACTACGAAAACGATACAGCGATTCTTGAACAAGGCGTTATGGCAAACGGCGATTTCTTCGACGAGCGCCATGGCCTCGACTGGTTGCAGAACGCCGTACAGACGGCTGACTACAACACGCTCTATACGAGCACAACCAAAATACCCCAGACCGACGCCGGTACCACAACCCGTATCGCCAACATTGAGCTGGTGCTCGATAAGGCTGTGCAAAACGGTCTCTTTGCGCCGGGTAAATGGACTGGTGGCCCGATTGGCCAGCTCAATACCGGCGATATGCTGACGAAGGGCTATTACACTGGGCAGAAAACGTTGATGACCAGCTTCAGGTCGATCGCGAAGCGCGGAAAGGTGTGCCAATTCAGGTTGCCGGGAAACTGGCCGGAGCCGTTCATTACGGCACCGTCGCAATCACGGTCGTGCGCTAAGGAGCCATAGATGTCTACGTATTCGTTTCTTGATGTTTCGGCCTCTCTCGCAGGGCCTACCGGGTTAGTTGAGCTTGGCTACGGCTCAGCGAACGCCGAAGAGGGCATTACTGTCACAATGACAGAGGCAAAAAACACCATGACCATCGGCGCCGATGGCGAGGTGATGCACAGCCTGCACGCCGGAAAGAGCGGCACTATCACGGTAACTTTGCTGAAAACCTCCCCGGTAAACAAAAAAACTCGCTGATGTACAACGCACAGAGCCTGTCCTCGGCGACGTGGGGCAATAACGTCATCGTCATTCGCAACAAAGTATCAGGTGATACCACTACAGCGCGTTCTTGTGCTTTCCAGAAGCAACCCGATCACGCTAACGCCAAAGTCGGCAATACGGTCTCCTGGGTCTTTGACTGCGGCAAGATTGATCAGCTGCTTGGGGAGTTTTAACAGATGGAATTTGAAATCAAAGGCGTTAATTACCGAACCGCAAAGCTCGATGTTTTCCAGCAATTGAAGGTAAGTCGCAAATTGCTGCCGGTGCTGGCCGGACTCGTTAGTGAATTTTCCACGCTGAAAGCGCAGGCCGCTGCGGGTAACTCTGGTGCAGTGCTGGAAAGCGTACTGCCGAAAATTGCCGATACGCTGGCCGCGCTGCCTGATGAGGACGTTAACGCGGTGATTCATCCGTGTCTGAGCGTTGTTATGCGCCAGCATGAAAAGGGTGGGTTAAAATTTTCGATCAGGGCGCGCTGATGTTCGACGATATCGACCTGTTCACGATGCTGCAGTTGGTGGCGCGGGTGGTCGCCGACAGCCCGGGAAATTTTTTGAAAGAACTCCCCGGCAGCGGGACGCCTACCCAGCCATAGGTCCTGTCCCGGAATCCATGCCAGAAGGTGAGGATTTCCTGATGCGCCCGGTGGATGCCGGGCTTATCCCTTACACCGCCCTGAAAGATGGATCAGTAGACTGGCTGATATTGCCCGTATGAATGACTGGCTGGACCTGAAAGCCGATAACGAAAACCGTATAGCGAAATGGAGAGAGGCTAATGAACGCTGAAACGCTCAAGGACTTTCTGATCTCGCTTGGGTTCAAAGTTGATGAGGCTGGCGCCAGAAAATTCGATGCCGTCGTTGCCGGGACAACGCTTAAAGCGATTGAGCTGGGCGTCAAAGTTGAGGCGGCGGCTCTTTCCGTCGTTGCATTCACCGCGAAAATTGCCAGCGGTCTCGACGACCTGTACTGGGCCTCTCAGCGCACAGGCGCGACGGTGGAGGGCATTAAGCAGATTGGGTATGCGGTTAGTCAGGTTGGCGGCAGTGTCGACGGGGCCCGCGGCTCTCTCGAAAATCTTGCCCGGTTCATGCGTAACAATCCCGGCGCTGAGGGTTTCCTGAACCGTCTGGGGTTCAAACGCGTGATGCCAGCGGCAACATGCGGGATATGGCGACGATCTTTACCGGCGTCGGCCAGCGTCTTAGCAGCATGCCGTATTACCGCGCGAACCAGTACGCTCAGATGCTGGGTCTGGATGAAAATACCCTGATGGCAATGCGTCGCGGTATCGGTCAGTTTAGTGGCGAATACACCGCGATGGCGAAGGCGATCGGCTATAACGCCGATGTGGCCGCCGTCAGCTCCAATAAATTCATGACCTCGCTGCGCTCCTTTGGGCTGATGGCAGGCATGGCGCGGGATAAAATCGGCTCCAGTCTCGCTGATGGACTTGCTGGCTCTCTCGACAGGCTGCGCCGCCAGATACTGGAAAACTTCCCGAAAATTGAAGGCGCAATAACCGGTACGGTGAAAGGAATTCTCTGGGCTGGCGAGATGGTAGGCAGGGTAATTTACCGCCTTATTCAACTGGGTCAGAGTATAAGCGACTGGTGGGACTCTCTTGATAAGCAGTCGCAGCAGCTGATCGAATTAATTGGAGCGCTAACCGCTGCATGGTGGATGCTAAACCGCGCTATGCTCGCATCGCCGATTACGTGGGTTCTTGGTCTTGCCGCTGCCATCGCTTTGCTATGGGAGGATTACCAGACCTGGAAGGAGGGCGGTAAGAGCCTCATTGACTGGGGAAATGGAAGCCTGAAGTAGACGCAGCACTGAAGATGGTCGGTGACCTGAAACAGACTGTCCTCGATCTCGGAAAAGCGCTGGCAAAGCTGCTCAATATCGACCCTAAATCCTGGTCTTTGAAATGGGATTTCAGCAACTTCATTACCCAGATGGGTGAGTTTAGCAAGATGCTGAGTATGATCGGCGACCTGCTTAACGCTATCAAGGACGGTCGCTGGTCGGATGCTGCAAGCATTGGCAGGGCTCTTCTCAAACAAGGCAGTAACCAGCCAGATGCGCTGCCCGGCGTTTCTGACAGTGCCAATAGCGCAGCTGACTGGATAAAGGACAAGACTGGATTTGACCCGCGCAGCATAGGCCGTTTCTTCCGTGGCGAAGGGAATACGCTTGCAGATCGCAACAATAACCCCGGCAACATTCGGCCCGTAGGCGGTGGTGGTTTTCGTGCGTTTGGTTCTGCGCTGGAAGGCTGGGAGGCCATGAAAAACCAGCTCATGCGGTACTTTACTGGTAAAACGACCGGGCGCCGCCTGCAGACTATCATGGATATCGTCAGCACCTGGGCACCTGCGGCCGATAACAACGATCCTGCCAAATATGCCCGTGACGTTGCTGGATGGATGGGTGTATCGCCGACGGCAGCATTAAACCTGTCCGACCCCAATACGATGGCTATGCTCATGCAGTCTATGGCCCGCAAAGAGGGGTATTCGAACTGGAATAGCCCGCTTGCCCATCAGGCTGCTGGAGCGCAGGTGAATCAGCAAAACACCTACAACATCTATGGCGGTAATGCTCAGGAAATTGGGCAGGAAGTCAGTCGCCGCCAGCTTGATGCTAATGCCAGAGTGCTGAGAAATAACCAAACTGGAGCAGGATGATGGATATTCTTTCTACTCTCTTTCAGCAGCAGAGCAGGCGGATCGGGCTGATAGTCCCCAGTGTTGTTATTTCGGAAAAGCACGATGACTCGCTTGAAATAACTGAGCATCCCGTAGAGGTCGGCGCAGCAATTTCCGACCATGCATTTCGGCGTCCTTCGGAAGTGGTAATGCAGGTCGGTTTTGCTGGTGGCGGTTCCTTACTTGACTTCGTAGATACATCTTCTCTCGGGCTGAGCGTAGGTATTGGCCCGAAGGAGACTTATCAGGAGCTGTTAAATCTGCAGAGCAGCAGGGTGCCTTTAGATGTGGTGACCGGTAAGCGGATTTACACCAATATGTTGATCCGTGCGCTTGAGGTCAATACCGACAGGACGTCGGAAAATATTCTCTGCCGTGCTGACGCTCCGGGAAGTGATTATCACAAGCACAACCACCACGCAGGTGGCGCCAAAGACCAATATGAAGTTAGGGGCGAGCACCTCAGCCGTGCAAAACTCTGGGGTGAAAACGCCAGTGCAAAAAAAAATGAATCAATATTGAGCCGGTTAAGTGGCTTTGTAGCGGGAGGGTAAATGACGATCAGCGAAATCCTCTTTCTCCGGAAAACCAGCGATTCTCCATATCCGTGGCAGGTCAAAGTCTGCAAATGGCTGTGACCTGGCGTGCTGCTTTCTGGTGTCTGGATATTATGGATAGCAGCGGTGCGGACCTGATAAAGGGATCCCGCTTATCACCGGCGCCGACCTGCTGGCGCAGCATCGCTATCTCGGGCTTGGCTTTTCGCTTTATGTTGGCTGTGACAACCAGTCCAGCGAAAATCCCACTGAGGCCGATTTGGGGATTTACAGCCATCTTTATGCGGTAACGGAGTAAAAATGTCTCAGAACTGGATGCGGCACTTCGAATTGCAGTTAGTCGATTCGAAGGGGAACGCCACTGATTTTGGTAGCTTCAAGAGCACTTTTACTATCGACTGGTTTAATCTCAGCAGCGAAACGCGAGTAGGTACTTTCAAAATCTATAACCTTTCAGCTGATACCGTAAACCGGATCATCGGTGAGGAATTCTCCCGGATTAGGGTTATCGCTGGTTACGATGGCATTGCAGCTGACGTTTCAGCCAGCCGGTAGGCGTCGCCAGGACAGTAAATCCCGATGAAGTCGGACAGATGGATGGTCGAAATTATGGGCTGATTTTCGACGGGGAAATCCGGTACACCATCACAGGGAAAGATAACCCCGTTGATAGCTTTGTCCTCATTCAGGCGGCTGATTCTGACCGGGCATTCGCTACCTCGATCACTGCGCAGACGCTGGCGGCTGGCTATACGGTCTCTGACGTCAATGCAGTGCTCATGAAGGACTTCAACGCTAACGGGGCCACGGAAGGGAATACCCCTGCAATGCCTGCAACGGTGTTTCCTCGCGGCAGGGTGCTTTTTGGTATGACCAGGCATCTGATGGATAACGTCGCCGAGCAATGCAAGGCTGACTGGATGTTTGTCGACGGTAAGCGGGAAATGGTGGCGAAAAATGAGGTTGTTCACGAAGCCATTAAACTGAACAGCGCCACCGGCCTTGTGGGTATGCCTCAGCAGACCATTGGTAGCGGCGTTAACGTCCGCTGCCTGATTAACCCTAACATCCGCGTTAATGGCCTGATCGAGCTGAATCAGGCTTCTGTATTCCGTACCGTACTGGGGAATAACGATATCGCCATGACCCAAGGGCGTATCACTGACCAGAACAGCAACGGAAACATCACCATTGAAGGCACAACTGCGCAGCCTGCCAGTATTGCTACTGACGGCGTTTATATTGTCCGTGGCATTATGTACACTGGCGATACAAGGGGTCAGGCGTGGTACATGGATATGATGTGTGAGGCGCGTGGCGCGGTGGATTTAAGAAGTCAAACGGCAATGAATCAGTGGGGTTAAATTGAGAACATTAAACGCCGCCGTAGTTTTGTTGGCTGTCGCGTCTTTTGCAGCCATTGCAGCCCCAGGGAAGTATGAGACATTGGCTGTTGATCTGATGGATCATCAGCGGTTTACTGAGTGGCAGCACTATGCATCAGCAACGCCTTTCTTTGCTATGAATGGTCGGCGCTTCTCAATGACCATTGACGATTTTGCAGATGTCATGAGCAATACATTTAAAGAGTGTGAGGATATGGATGCCTACACGAATCGTAAAGGGTCGACAGATGACTGCAAAGCATATATTTATAAAGGGATAAAGGAGTGGACCGCGCTATCCAGAGATAAATCTGTAAGTGATGTCGCATGGAAGATGGGTACCCAATATGCATTTAACTCTCGCAATCCTATAGCACACATGAATGTTTGGGACTTTAACGGATGGGCTGCGGGGATTCGTGTGGCCAAATCTAAAGGTTACTAACAGCATGTATGCACCTAAGATTATCGGGTCTTTCCCGTGCAAGAAAACTTCAAGTAATTAACAATTATACTTAAGCGTCCTAACTTCTCTGTGGATTATATGAAAAAAATAACTGTTGTTCTTTCTCTCGTATTTCTTGCGTTTAATGCTCATGCCAAAACGGTATCTGACTTCATTAATGAACACCCAGAATTGGCAAAAAAACCGACAATCAAAACCGCCATTCAGCAAATAGCCATAGGCAACGCAGGCATGGAGGCTGTAAGTAACGGAGCCACAAGCGGAACCTTAGCTGAAGATAGCCAGAAGCTATTGGCTGAAAATGGGTATGACTTTGCTCAGGGGCTCTTAGAGAACTTGCTACCACCGGCTGCTCAGATAATGGGTTAGCTGATATTTACGGACTCAGAGAGAAAGATTGTCAGATAATCATAAAAGTTGACTCTGAGATAGAATAATTCCTGCTAAAGATAAACAGCCCGCCAATGGCGGGTTTTTTTTATGCCCGGAGTAAACCGAATGGCAGTATCTGATAAAACCCGCAGTGGTGCGCTGGCGGAGGTTCTGGCGTCAGAGCGAAAAACTACCAGCGAACAACTACGCGTAGCGCTACCGGCATCATCCAGTCGTTTGATCCGGATACCGTAACTGCAGTTGTTCAGCCTGCAATCCGCTACGTCGAACGAGATAACGACGGTAACAAAAGCACGAAAGATTACCCGCTGCTGGTGGACGTTCCTGTCGTTTTCCCCGCGGGGTGGCTGTACGCTGACCTTTCCCGTTAAAGAAGGTGATGAATGCCCGGTGATATTTGCCGACCGCTGCATTGATTTCTGGTGGCAAAGCGGGGTGTACAGGAGCCGGTAGACGGGCGCATGCATGATTTATCCGATGCCTTCTGCATTGTCGGCCCGCAGTCTCAGGCGAAGAAAATCGGCGGCATCAGCACCAGTGCGGTAGAGCTGCGCAGCGATGACGGGGAAACAAAGTTGAGCCTTAATCCCGCCAGTGGGGCTATCGACGGCACGGCGCCGGAGGTTTTAACCTGAACGGGCTTAAAATTCTTTCTGACGGACGCCTGCAGCTGGTGGATGGCTCAATCGTCGATAAGCATACGCATGGTGGCGTTGAGCCCGGTGGCAGCAGTACAGCACCACTCGGAGGATGATATGCGATACCGTAGAGAAGATGACGATGGGGATTACACCTTCGGTCAGGGTGATGATACCGGCTGGTTAACTCCCCAGAGGCTGTCGCGCAGGCCATAAAAACGCGCTTTCTGCTTTGGTACGGACAGTGGTTTCTGGACACCACAGAAGGTACGCCGTGGATTCAGTCCGTTTTGGGTAAGCAAAAGCCGGATACCTACAACCTCGCTATCCGTAAGCGGATCCTCGAAACGCAGGGGTTAGCTCAATCACTGCATTTAATACCACCGTTGACGGCACCACGCGCCGTGTAACGTTCACAGCAACGGTGGAAACCATCTACGGGACAACCACAGTAACTTCGGAGGCGTAATGTCTTTGGACCTCGACACACTCGGCTTATCGGCAACGGTAACCGCTGAGGGGATAAGTGCGCCCGACTATCAGACCGTTCTGGACACCATCACCGGCTATTTTCAGCAGATTTATGGCAGTGATGCCTATCTCGACCCGGACAGCAAAGACGGCCAGATGGTCGCTCTGGTGGCTCTGGCCATTCACGATGCCAACAATACGGCTATTTCTGTTTACCGGTCATTTTCTCCGTCGACGGCGCTGGACGATGCATTAACCAGTAACGTCAAAATTAACGGCATCACTCGCCGTGCTGCGACAAACTCTACGGTCGATGAGCTGATCGAGGGTGAGGCCGGAACGTTAATCACAAATGGCTCTGTGAAAGATGCCAACGGTATCATCTGGAATCTTCCTTCTCAGGTGACAATTGGTATTGATGGGACGGTTATTGCTACAGCGACGTGTTCTGTTGCTGGCGCTGTGGCGGCCCCTGCCGGGTCAGTCAATAAGATAAACACCCCGACACGTGGCTGGGTATCAGTAACTAACCCTCAAGCGGCTACCGTTGGCGTTGCTGCCGAAACAAATGCTGAATTGCGTGTCCGGCAATCACAGAGCGTTGCTTTACCGTCTCTGACGCCGTTTGAGGCGGTAGATGGTGCGATAGCAAATATCAGCGGCGTAACCCGTCACAAGCTGTATGAGAACGATACAGATAACACTGATTCAAATGGCCTGCCGCCGCACTCAATCGCCGCCATTGTTGAAGGTGGTGATGCGACGGTCATTGCAAACAGCATTCGTGGTGTGAAAGGGCAGGGCGTAACACCCTACGGTAGTACGGTGATTGTTGTGCCTGATAAGTACGGAAACCCTCACCCGGTAGGTTTTTTCAAGGCCGGTCGATGTGCCCATTTACGTGAAAATCACTATCGAGCCCCTTACGGGTTACACATCCCAGGTTGGCGAAGAGATAAAGGCGGCTGTATCTGCCTACATTAACTCTCTGGCAATCGGCGCCAGCGTTCTTCTCAGTCGCGTTTACTCACCGGCTAACCTTGGTGTTGTCAGTGGAGGTAATGCCGGTATTACGACATTACCGAGTTGCTGATTGGGACATCTTCGGCAGGAGTGGCTGCGACCAATATCGTAATAGCTTTCGATCACTCCGCATCCTGCAGGGTTGCGGACATTAATCTGGAAGTGTCTGTATGAGTAAATACACTGACAGGATAACGAACTATCACGCAGGGAAACCTAAGTTTTTGCACACATTGACCTCTCAACGCGACCGTTAATCGACGTTTCAGCCGCAATGACAGGCATGATTCAGGATTTCGAAATTGATACCGCCATCGGCCAGCAGCTGGATATTCTGGGTGAATGGATAGGCCGCAAGCGCAGGGTCAGGACGCCTATCTCTGGCGTGTATTTCTCGTGGGATACAGAGAAACTTGGCTGGGACCAGGGCGTCTGGCAGGGACCTTTCGATCCTGATGATGGGTTTCTTGACCTGAGTGACGAAGTTTATCGACTGGTGCTAAAAGTCAAAATTGCTATAAATAACTGGAACGGGCAGAACGACACATTGCCTGAGATTCTCGACAATGCCCTGACAGGATCGGGTATTCGTATGGCAATTGTCGATAATCAGGATATGTCCATTTCTATATGGATACTTCCTGACCCTACGGTTGTTATCAGTGAAATTGACAGGATGATTCTCGATAGCGCAGTTAATAAGGGGCCATTCATCGCATTACCTCCCGGTTACGTTCCATCTCGTTATGACCTGAATCCCATCGATCAGGTTAATGCTGAATTATGGTGGGCTATACAAAACGGATATATGACCGTTAAAGCTGCGGGTGTAAAGGTGAGGGAAATACAGATGCCGTCAAATGGTGGCTATTCTTTTTTTTGTTTTGATGTGGATAACGAATATATATCCGGATTTGACTCTGGTAACTGGGGAGAAGATTTATAATGCCTACCAATGATTTTAAAGCTTTTGCAACTGGAAACGGCGCAAACGTAATTTCTCAGGCTGATTATTTAGCCCTTGCTGCGTTAGTAAGCGGATTTTCATCTGGTAAAGCTTCTTCCGCGCAGGTGAATAAAGCTCTCAGGCAGGCCACGGTAATGGCTAATGTCCTTGCTCAGTTTATCGCGGATTCAGCAAATGTAGATGTGCTAGATGACGGTAATACAGCAGCAATTCTTTCTAACCTTAAAAATAGTATGCCTGGCCGCCTTTTGGGTGTGCAAGTTGTCACCAGTAGCGCGCTGATTACTAAATCAGCCGGTGCAAAAAATGGCGCATCAGAGCTCTGGGTGCGGGAGCTGGAAGTTCTGCTGCTCCGGCTACTGATGCTGGGCAGGTTTCAATAAGTAATGGTGGCGGGGCTGGCGCATATGCTGAGGGTATCTACGACGTATCAGCATTATCATCGGCCACGGTGACGATTGGTAGCGGCGGCGTGGGGGGGGGTACAGCAATTTCACCATACGGAGGGGATGGCGGGACAACATCCGTAGGTACTCTTATCTCAGCACCTGGCGGCAAGGCGGGATTGCCAGCAGGACCGGCTATCCCTCCATTCCAGCCCGTGGCAAATACAAACTCAAATAGCCCGACAGGGTGGAATATTATAGGTACTTCTGGATCTGGTTCTGAGGCAGCTGTAGCTGTATCCACCAGTTACGCTGCCGGATCTCGAGGTGCAAATAGCCAGTTAGGGGTTGGTGGTTCTGTCCCGGCGATTAATATGCCTGCAAATACTGGTGGCGGTTATGGTTCTGGTGCATCTGGCTGTTCTAATGGCGTATCGCAATCTTTGAAACCTGGAGCATCAGGTCGTGATGGGGTTGTTATTATTGAGGAGTATGCATAATGGATAATAATGCATGGGCAGTTATTGATAGTGCTGGCATTGTCGTAAATATTATTGTCTGGAATGGGAAGGAGGAATGGCTGCCACCAGAGGGGATGACCGTTATTAATTGTGGCGATAAGCCATTTAGCATAGGAGGATCATATAAAAATGGCATTTTCATTCCTCCGGCGTTAAGTGAATAATTTATTATAACCCCTTGGTGAATCTATGACTCAATATAATACGGGAAACCCTGTCCCGTCTTCTGCTATGCCTGATATGTGGGATAACAATGCAACAATTGATGAGTTTGTTAACTCACCTGAATTAACTCTGGCAACAAGAACCGGAACAGAGCGCGACACATTGGCCGGGATTCAGAAAAAGTCGGACGACCAGCGTGTGCAAATGGCAGAGGATGGTACTGCTGTTGTCGAGGAAACCCGGCAGAACCTGATCCTCTCAGCCGGCAGTACATGACCCTGGAGGCAGCGCAGGCGGATATCGCGAATATCCCTGAAGGTAGCACCACCTACGTTCGTAGTTCTGATGGAATTACCGGCTGACGAGTATATCAATAATTCAGGGATATTATCTGCCACTGGCCGGGTAATGATTTCAAAGGGATATATTGATGATCTTGCATCAAGGGGATTAATCTCAACTGAGCTGGATGATGGTATCGACATTGTTGATGTTGAATATGACCCAGTTTCCATGCGCATGTCTAAGTTCACTATGCGTGATGGTCGTGTTTTTATCCCTTTGCTGCAATTATCTGAAAATTCAGTCACTGGAAATAATATTCAAAATGGCTCAGTAAGCTCAGAAAAACTTTCGCTGGATGTTCAAAGTATTTTATCTCAGGAACTGGACCCTGATACTGGGTTTTCAGAAATCAACTACGATCCGGTAACCAGACGTATGTGTTCATATACCACAACGGATGGACAGGTCTTTATTCCCTTGCTGCAGGTCCCTGAGAATAGCGTCGGGAACTCACAACTTTCCACAGAAGTTCAGCAGGTCATTCCACTGGACCTTGACCCTGATACTGGTTATGTCAGCGTCGACTATGATCCGGTGACAAAGCGGATGTCCAGCTATGTGACGACAGATGGCGATGTATTTATTTCTCGTCTTCTGTTGGGGATGACATCGTCGGCTTCTCAACGCTGACTGAAGATGTACAGAATAAAATTATTGCACACCCACAGGATGTTGTAGATGCCCGCCCGGATGCAACGCGCTCAACGCTCTCCGAAATCGCGGTGCGGACCAATGCACGCGACGGCTCTGCCTGGTCTCCGCTGCCGTCGCATGTGTGTAAGGCCGCATTCGGAATTAATGCGACCGGCACCGCGATTGAATACCGGCAGGCCAGCGGGCTGCTGTTCACCGGGAAAGCGCGGGCGGGCGTGTTTACACCAGGCGCGGTGCCATCGCTGACGAAAAAGGGCGGTTCCTCACCACCGCAGTTACCACGCCGACAGGGACGTTTGCTGTCGGTGATTACTACAGCTACGAGGCCTATAACACAAACGGAAACTCTCCGAGACACTACCGGGCACTGGGGAAGTCAGAGCCTGTACTGCGGCGACAATCTTGTCTGGAATGGTACAGAGTTCGTCATCCAGCGTGGGCCGGGCACCGGTGTGATTAAAATCGCGGACAGCTGGTATGAGGTGACTGCTGCTGGGACGTTCAACGGCATGGCGCTGCAGGCGGGGACAAACTATTGTACACCGGACTGCAAACTGCCGGTGGTGCATCCATGACTCCACGATGGGTGTTGCTGTCATCAGCCAGTGATGCACTGGTTTACGCAGGGGAGTTTGCTCCTGCCTCTGGTTATCCTGCTAGTCCACTGCGTAATTCTGTCTATCAGGCATCCGCAGCGGGTACCATTTCAGGAAATAGTTTTTCTGCCGGAGATTACGCTCTCTGGGATGGCTCCGCGTGGATTCGCATAGCAGGTCAGGCATCCGTTACTGTTGCTGCAGGCAGCTCTATCAGCCTACGGTGTAGTCAAAACTCTGACGAGTGGGAAATTCGTCGTTCTGATAAGAGCTCTGGCCCTGTCGGTGTAAGGCTGAAAGCTCAGGTGATGACGACAATCCGTAAATCTCTTGGGAGTAAGCTTCTCTTGATCGGGGATTCTCTTTTCGGCAGTGGAAATTCCGGCAACCAGATCCTTTCAGAGGTGAGCGTGCCCGGGGAGGTCCGCTCCTATGGCGGCTCTACTTCCGATCAGGTCCTCGGTATGTTAAAGCAGGAAATTCTTGTTAACGGGGATAATTATGCCGGACAGGTCATCTGCTTTTGGCACGGACAAAATAACCAGCCGACAACTGATTTAAATGCTGCACAAATCAGGCAGGATTCTATTGAAATGGCTGCATTGGTTGGGGCCAGGGATGCCAGATATATATTCCTGACAATTATGGGACAAAGGACCGAGACATGGAACGGTTCACGAATTGTTGTACAGCAGCATGAGGACCAGTACGCCAAAACGGGTGTTCTTTACGAGCTTGGAGAATGGTACAGAAGAATATTTCCGGACGTTTCTTTAACGTATACCAAAATATGCTTTCTGCTGCTACTGACGCAATTGATCCTACTTTCCCTGGCATGACCGAAAAACAAGTTGCTGTTACTTATGGCGTTCTACCCCGGTCATTTTTCAATGGCGGATCATTTACAGGGTTCACAACAAACGACCGGTATACAAAGGCACATGGAGTGACACAGTATTACCAACTGGTGGTAGTTCTATGGATTACTACATCAGGATAGGCGGTGGAACCGTTGGAAACATTATTTACAATAATGGCGGTGTATGGTCTGAAAAATCAATAGACCGGACACACCTTAGTAACTCGGGTGGTCTTGCGCTTGCTAATGGAGGGGCAGGTTTATCCACAATATCATCCAGCGAAGGTCTTGCCGGAATGCTTAACAATAACTTTTTCTTTTGAGGAATAAAATATGGGTCGCGCCAATCCTTTATATGGAGCTAATTTTACAGATCCAAGAATGCCTATTTTTTATCCGTACCTGGGTTAACTGATGGCTCTCTTGGTCTGCTGGATGCCTATGAAGTGGATGAAAACTTTAATTTATCAGCGACAGGTACTGATATATCAACAACGCCAAATTTAGCCGCGATCCCAGCCGCCACCTTAACTGGTGTATCGCAGGCCGATCTGGACTTTAAGTATTCAAATACACTTGGTAGCACTGAAGTTAAATTTGAGAGAACACCAAAGCTTGGTATTCATGGCATAGTCTCTCAGGTCAATCAGGTGTCTGGCCACCTGGCCCGGTTCCGCTGCCCTGGCATCCTGCCGTACGTTGTTGCACATCAGACTGATCATCAGTTCGCAGTATTTGTGCATCATCGTATTACTCGAGATAAGCCGTCATCGACGAGCCAGAACCCTTCAGAAGTGTTGATGTCGCATAACTCAGCTCCATCTAGTAACAAGTTGCTGATTGCCAGTCTGGATGGAGGGTTGACGGGTAATCCTGCCCTGAAATCTCAAGCGTCAGCAAAAAACAGGCACAGATATGGCTGTCGCAACTGCTTACTACGACCATATGGTTTGGGGTCACCTAGCGGTTTCGGTACGCTACTGAACAATTTGTGTCGTTCATACGTCCTTTACAGATGGCATTTTATCGATCTCACTGCAGCAGGCATGACCATGGCAGAGGCCACGGCGTCTGAACAGGATATCTTTAACAGGCGATTCAGTTCAGGCGGGAAGTACTATGGCGACACGATCCCAACAAATCCGTCCACCTTTCCGTAGCAGCTATTGATCTGTCTTTGAAGTATAACTACTGTATATAAAAACAGTATTCAGTAGGGGCAGATCATGCATCGGGCGTCAGACATCAATCAGGCATTCCGCGAGTCGGTATTGCGCAACTCCAAAGGTTTTCAGTACCTGCACACAAAGGATTTTGTGTCAGCGCTGCGCCGGCGTGGGGTGCACTTTACCGACTCAGAGGCTAATGCGTGGATATCTAGAGAGCAGACGTACTTTGTCGACAAAACCACCGACCATAGCGAAAACCGTTTGTGGATGCTGGCGAACATGGGGAGGGTTTTGTAATGGGCTTTCCTTCACCCGCGACGGACTACACGGAACAGCGATTAACGGTTAACTCGATCTGCAATGTCGGTCCAAATACGCGCCTCTTCGAGCGGTCAGGAGGTTACGTTGTGCTGGATGTCTCCCTGAAACCAAAGCAGGGTAGTCAGGTTCTGATCCAGCACGGCGGCGGGACGGAACTTGCCACGCTGAGAGGAAAGGCGCTGATTACCGAAGATGGAGAAGCGATCGAGGGTGAAGCCCGGACGATGTTACTGTCATCGGGGTCGTGACGTTTACTATCTGCGATGTGCGCCGGACAACGCGGTTGTTTAGTTGCAGTCAATTGATGGAAGATTTCGCATGGCAGGCGTCTTGGGGCATGGGTGGGGCATGAGAAATCAGTGAATTTCGCCAAACATTGCAAACAACTTATGTTGGATGCTATCTCCAGCCATTAAAAATGGCGCTCCGGACGATATTTGTCGATT